TGGTGCAACTGGATCACCGGGATCATCGGGAACATCAGGATCAGCGGGTTCATCTGGTGCAACTGGATCACCGGGATCATCGGGAACATCAGGATCAGCAGGTTCATCTGGGTCCTCTGGCACAGCTGGATCAGCAGGTTCATCTGGTGCAACTGGATCACCGGGATCATCGGGAACATCAGGATCAGCAGGTTCATCTGGGTCCTCTGGCACATCAGGATCAGCGGGTTCATCTGGTGCAACTGGATCACCGGGATCATCGGGAACATCAGGATCAGCGGGTTCATCTGGTGCAACTGGATCACCGGGATCATCGGGAACATCAGGATCAGCGGGTTCATCTGGTGCAACTGGATCGCCGGGATCATCAGGAACATCAGGATCAGCAGGTTCATCTGGTGCAACTGGATCACCGGGATCATCGGGAACATCGGGTGCTAAAGGAACATCAGGAACAGCTGGTATATCCGGGGTTGCAGGTACTGCTGGTACATCTGGTGCATCTGGCACTGGATTTAATACAATTAGCAACCCTGGAACAGACAGAGTTCTCATTAGCGATGGTACAACAAATGCAGCAACCGCAGCATCTAATCTAAAGTTTAATACTACAGATTACTTAATGGTGTCCGCAAGTGATGCAGTTACAAACACTATAACAAGAGTTGTAACCTTGTACCATGAAACATCGGCAACTGCGCTCGATAACTTTGGCGTTGGTATTAACTTTGAGTCAGAATATAATAATGGAAACATTATTGATGTTGGAACACTTGATTACAGATGGGATGGAAATGCACTTTATACTGCACAAGCAGGTAAAGCTGAAATTAGATTGAGAGCATCTGGGTCAACAGTACAACCAGCGAAAATGATTTTAGGTGGTTCTGAGTTTTCGTTTGGTGGATACTCAAAATATACATCTGTTAGTAATACACTGGGGGATAATGAAGGGAAATATCCAAATCAGCGTTATTACATGAATGCTCAAACTACAGATGCAACACCAACCAAAATGGATATTCAATCATTGACAGTAATTCAATCGCTACCTGTTCCAACATTTACATCATGGATATTTACTGCTTATATTGTGGCAAGAAAGCAAGGATCAGATTTTACAAACGCATATTGGATTAAGGGTGCTGTAAAAAATAATGGTGGTACAATTCAGTTAGTGGGTGTCCCACAAATAGATGCAATTGAAGATGTTGCAGCATTGGATGCAACGGCAACCAATGATGCTGGATCAGGACTTGCACTCCAAGTAACAGGGCAAACATCAACAACATGGAATTGGAACGGATATGTTGATATTGTTCAAGTAAATGTACCCAGTTATTAATAAACTATAAAGGATAACAAAGATGGCAGAATGGTCAAAAGATTTACTAGGTGTAAGAACATACAGTGAAACTTATAATACGGAAAGTATTTCCTCCGGAACATTGACATTAGATTTATCAAAGGCGTTAAACTTTGAGGTAACATTATCCGCCAATATAACATCTATAACAATTAGCAATGTTCCATCTGGATCTACAACATTCGGTATTATATTTGTAGGAGACGGAACACAAAGATATGTTACATGGCCTGAATCTGTAAGTTGGCCATCTGGTAATGCTCCACTTATATCATCTGGAAACAATGTTCGTGATTTTCTAGCATTTATAAGTTTAAATAATGGAACCGATTGGTATGGGTTTGTTTCTGGTCAAGTATTATAAGTAAAGAAATATGCCACTAATAAAGAACATAGTAGTAGGAGTTTCAAAGCAATATTCACCGCAAATAATTGTGTTGGGGCAGATTGCTGGTGGTGGTGCTTATTCTATGTATGTAGAAAATACAGGTAGAGCTTGGGCATGGGGGTTTAATAATGCCGGTCAACTTGGTGACAATTCCACAACATCAAGAGAAACACCCGTATCTGTCCTTGGTGCAACTAAAACCTTCTGTCAAATTGCAGCTGGTAATGGTCACACCCTTGCCATAGATAAAAACGGTCAAGCATGGGGGTGGGGAATCAACACCAACGGTCAACTTGGTGACAATTCCATAACATCAAGAGAAACACCCGTATCTGTCCTTGGTGCAACTAAAACCTTCTGTCAAATTAGTGCAAAATTAAACCACACCCTTGCCATTGATAAAAACGGAACAGTATGGGCATGGGGAAACAACTTCAGCGGTCAACTTGGTGACAATTCCACAACATCAAGATTAACACCCATATCTGTCCTTGGTGCAACTAAAACCTTCTGTCAAATTAGTGCAGGTACAAGTCACACTGTTGCCATAGATAAAAATGGACAAGTGTGGGGTTGGGGTTCTAATAATTATGGTCAACTCGGTGAAGATTCTATAACAAATAGAAGAACACCAGTATCTGTTGCAGGTGCCACAAAAACCTTCTGTCAAATTGCAGCCGGTACTCTTTACACTGTTGCCATAGATAAAAACGGAACAGCATGGGCATGGGGAATCAACACCCTTGGCAGACTCGGTGATAATTCGACCACATCAAGAAGAACACCCGTATCTGTTGCAGGTGCCACAAAAACTTTCTGTCAAATTAGTGCAGGTACAGCTCACACTGTTGCCATTGATAAAAACGGAACAGTATGGGCATGGGGAAGCAACGACAACGGTCAACTTGGTGACAATTCCACAACATCAAGATTAACACCCGTATCTGTCCTTGGTACAACAAAAACCTTTTGTAAAATTAGTGCAGGTACACTTCACAACCTTGCCATAGATAAAAACGGAACAGTATGGGCATGGGGAAACTACTCCCTTGGCAGAATCGGTGATAATTCCACAACATCAAGATTAACACCCGTATCTGTCCTTGGTACAACAAAAACCTTTTGTCAAATTAGTGCAGGTGCAAACCACACCCTTGCCATTGATAAAAACGGAACAGTATGGGCATGGGGAAGCAACACCAACGGTCAACTTGGTGACAATTCCACAACATCAAGATTAACACCCGTATCTGTCCTTGGTGCAACTAAAACCTTCTGTCAAATTAGTGCAGGAGTTCACAACCTTGCCATAGATAAAAACGGAACAGTATGGGCATGGGGAAACAACACCAACGGTCAACTTGGTGACAATTCCATAACATCAAAAAGAACACCCGTATCTGTCCTTGGTACAACAAAAACCTTTTGTCAAATTAGTGCAGGTGCAAACCACACCCTTGCCATAGATAAAAACGGAACAGCATGGGCATGGGGTTTAAATAATACCGGTCAACTTGGTGACAATTCCATAACATCAAAAAGAACACCCGTATCTGTCCTTGGTACAACAAAAACCTTTTGTCAAATTAGTGCAGGTACAAGTCACACTGTTGCCATAGATAAAAACGGTCAAGCATGGGGGTGGGGATTTAACAGCAACGGCCGACTCGGTGACAATTCCACAACATCAAGAAGAACACCCGTATCTGTCCTTGGTGCAACAAAAACATTCTGTCAAATTGCCACTATTAATTCCCACACGGTTGCCATAGATAAAAATGGACAAGTGTGGGGTTGGGGTGCTAATAATTATGGTCAACTTGGTGACAATTCCACAACATCAAGATTAACACCCGTATCTGTCCTTGGTGCAACTAAAACCTTCTGTCAAATTAGTGCAGGTACAGCTCACACTGTTGCCATTGATAAAAACGGAACGGCATGGACATGGGGAATCAACACCAACGGTCAACTTGGTGACAATTCCATAACATCAAGAGAAACACCCGTATCTGTCCTTGGTGCAACTAAAACCTTCTGTCAAATTAGTGCAGGTACAAGTCACACTGTTGCCATAGATAAAAACGGAACAGTATGGGCATGGGGAAACAACGATAACGATCAACTCGGAATAAATGAAGGAGACAGATTAACACCAGTTCGCGTTTGTAATATTTAGAAAAAATTACTATAATAATTACACAAAATATGTTACGTATTTATACGTATTTTTAACATTCAACTGCCTATTTGTAATATTTAGCTAAATAATATAATAATTATTATTAAAATAGTAGTACGTATAAATACGTATTTACAATATTTAAAAAATAATACAGTAATTATTATATAATGTATGCCGCTAATAAAAAATGTAGTCATGGGGGTTTCAAAGCAATATTCACCACAACCAATTGTATTGGGACAGGTTGGTGGGGGAGCATTCCACTCTGTTTATTTAAATAATTCCGGAAAAACATTTGGGTGGGGAGCTAACAACTTACTTCAGCTTGGAACAAATGCAGATCCGTTTATTGGATCAATACCAGACGAAACTACTCCCGTATCGGTATGCGGTACAGCAAAGACTTTTTGTAAAATATCAGCAGGTTATGCGCATACTATTGCTGTAGATAAAAATGGAAGAGCATGGTCTTGGGGACAAAATAACTATGGCCAGTTAGGAGATAACTCAATAACATGTAGAGCCACCCCTGTATCTATACGTGGTGCAGCCAAAACTTTTTGCCAAATTGCCGCCGGTGTTGACTCCCATGTACTTGGTATAGATAAAGATGGAAGAGTATGGGCATGGGGAAATAATAGCCGTGGACAATTAGGAGACAATTCACAAGTATCAAAAAGAACTCCAATATCAGTTTTAGGTGCAGTTAAAACTTTTTGTCAGATTTCTGCGGGCGGTCAATTCTCGCTTGCCATAGATAAAAACGGCAAAGCGTGGGCATGGGGCTATAATCTTGCTGGTCAGCTTGGTGATAATACGATTACCAGTAGATTTACTCCCGTTGCAGTATTGGGGGCAACTAAAACATTTTGTAAAATTTATGCTGCTAATAATTATAGTATTGCCATAGATAAAAACGGGCGAGCATGGGCATGGGGGATAAATAGCGGAGGTCAACTTGGTGATAATACTACTACAAGTAGAAGAACACCCGTCTCCGTTGCTGGGGTAACGAAAACATTTTGTCATGTCAGTGTTGGGGCTAACCATACAGTTGCTATTGATAAAAATGGTCAAGCGTGGGGATGGGGTCTAAATTTTACTGGGCAGCTTGGTGACAATAGTACTGCAAGCAGAAGAACTCCAGTATCAGTTGTTGGTGCAAGCAAAACTTTTTGTCAAATTGCACTGGGCTACAGTCATACGATTGCCATAGATAAAAATGGAAATGTTTGGGCATGGGGATTAAATACAGATGGACAACTCGGTGATAATTCTACAACTTCAAGATTAACACCAGTTCGCGTTTGTAATATTTAGAAAAATTTCCTATATTTATTAGTATGTTTCACAAATTAATATTAACATGTTATGGCAAAAAAACAAAAAGACACACTCGTTTTAACTATTTCAATTGGGGATCATTATAATGAGGTCGCAAAGTTATCCCAACCATCTATACAGGCATATGCTAAAAAAATTGGGGCAGATTACCTAAATATCAATGAATTTAATCCCCAATATATCACCCAGAAATGGAACAAGTTCTACATCCATGAACTGTTAAATAAGTACAAAAGAATACTTTACTTGGATATTGATATTCTTGTCCGCGAAGATGCACCAAACCTGTTTGAAATAGTACCAGAAAACAAGCTCGGTATGTTCAATGAAGGCAGATATGCCCCTCGGTACGAGTATCTTGAACAAGCATCAGAATATTATGGCGAACCATTAAAACCATGGAACGGTCCATTTTACAATTCAGGTGTAATGGTTATTTCAAGAATTCATAAGCCAATCTTTAAACTTCCAAAAGGAATTGATTTTGTAGAAACAGATCAACCTTACATCAATCTTCGCATTCTAAATGACAATGTTGATATGTTTGATCTAGATTATAAATTTAATCGGATGGACATATTAGATAAATTCTGTGGGATTTCTCGCCTTGATTCATACTTTGTACACTACGCAGGTGCTCCAGAACAAATGCAACTGGAAGTAATGAAAAAAGATATAGAGCAATGGAAACAAGATGCGCCAGAATACAAGTACACTAGAAATATCCTTATTTCAGTTACTGCTGGTATGGGTGACCAGTTATGTGCAGAACCTGCAATCAGATACACACAAAAGATGTATCCAGATGCAAACATTCACGTTGTGACACATTTCCCTCGTTTATTTGAACATCTTTCATGCCCCGTTTACAACTACGATCAATGGAAGGGCATCAATGATGCACTAATTACTATGCACAGCTGCCCCGAAATTGGACAGGCAGACCACAAGATGTCACACGTTCTTTTCCACCCAACGGATTTTGCATCGATGTCCATGATTAGGCGCACAATACCAAACATGGATAAGACAATTAAATTGAAATTGGAAGCAGACGATACAATGTCTGTTCTAAATCTTTTGGAAGGAAAGAAAAAGGAAAAGCCAACTATCGTTGTTCATGCGGGGAAATGGTGGCCTTCAAAAACTCTACCCCAAGATTGGTGGCAAAAAGTTGTAAATAAACTTTCAGAAAAACTAACCGTAGTTCTTATTGGGAAAACAATTGATGAAAAGCAAGGTTATCTTCCAATTGAATGTCCACCGGATGGAATTGACCTGCGTGATTTAACAACACTGGGAGAATTGTTATCACTCATATCTCTTTCAAGATGTCTTCTTACTAACGATTCGTCACCACTCCATATTGCTGGGGCGTTTGATAACTGGATTGTAACTATTCCAACGTGTAAGCACGAGGATCATATCCTGCCTTTCCGTAACGGAACACAGTACTACAAAACAAAAGCACTTCGTAAAGGACTTCTTCTTGATGATTTGGAAATTCGTCATACAGAATTCCATACTGATACAATCGATCTAATCCCAGAAGGCAAAACGTTATACGATTATGTTCCAGAAGTTGATGAAGTTGTAAAGGAGGTGTTTGACATCTATGACAACAACCGCTAACAAATTTGAATCATATCGCCCCCTAATGAATGAATGGGAGTACAAGTTTATTGAAAAATTTTTAACTCCAGATGATATCCTCCTTGAATGGGGAAGCGGTAACTCAACTCTCTATTGGTCAGGTATTGTTTCAAAAGTAATCTCAATTGAACACGATGTTGATTGGATAAATTCGTTGGGCAAGGTAATCGATGCGTATGATGTTAAAAACGTTGAGATGCATCATATTGCTGCTCATTCTCCTAACCCAATTCCTTGCCGGTATGAGCAATTCAAGGATTACATCAACTACCCAAAAGAAAAGGGGTTGAAGTTCACAAAGATTCTAATTGATGGTAGGGCAAGGAAGTATTGTGCAAAATCAATTTGGGAAGTAATAGATGAGAATGTTATTGTTTTCATTCACGATTTCAATAGACCCGATTATCAGATGACATTAAAATACTACGATCTAATTGACGTAGAATGGCGAGGGCAGGGAATTGCAGCACTACGTAAAAAAGAAAATATAGTTGACGATGGGTCTTATTATTGATCTTAATTTAGAAAAATACATATTTATTGTATATATCTTTAATAAGAGGGCTAACTGTGGATTACGTATATGTAAATAGCACTGGTACTGTAACGGGGTATCCAAGACCGTTACCAGTTTCATTTAATAATATCTCTAATTTTCATGTTCTTCCACCGGATAGGTTGCGTGAGAACGGCTGGTATCCAGTTAGATTTGTTCCACATCCAGATAAAACTGAAAATAGCATTGTAACAGGTCAAACCTTTGTAATCGAAGGCAATGAAGTAGTTCAATATGAACAGATTAGAGAAAAAACACAGGAAGAATTACAACAAGAGATTGATAATCAATGGGAAAACATTCGTGGTGAAAGAAATAGTCTTTTATTGCAATGTGACTGGACACAACTACCAGACGCCCCAGTATCTGAAGAAATGTTATCAGACTGGGTGACATATAGACAAGCATTGCGGGATATAACTTTACAGGAAGATCCATTTAATATTGCATGGCCACAGAGCCCAGAATAAATTGAGGACTATT